TCCGTAGCCTTGGTACGGATGGCGTCGCGATAGGTCTGAATGTTTGACGGAATAGCGGTTCCCTTATCTGCCTTACGAACTATTGCCCAATCAGTTTGACTAAGCAAAGAACCTTGTTGATTTTTAACTTCTTGTTTCAGATTCCATTTAACACCACGGGTAACAACTTGATTTCCTTCATCATCAAGAAGAGGATCACCATTACCATCTACTTCATTAACATCTGCAAGAGACTTAGCAGTAGATGTAATAGTACCATCAGAGTTTTGTCTCCAACGATATAGACGACTATCAGGTGGTGTTTCTTCTGCTATCTCAACAACACCAGCAGCAGCTTTTTCTGATGGCGACCAGATGTGCCAGTTCCGGGGGTGCGTGATACCGTTGTCATCGGTCCACGCTTTGTGTTCCTTAATAGTTCTGCCGGAGTATTTCCACATAATCTTATCCTATCTTGCTGTCACTGGTGC